GACAAAGCAGGCGCAGACGGCCCTCTGGTGGCCTCCTGTTGCTGAATGGCGGCAATCGCCTTATCAATGTCAGCCTTACTCATCGTTCGACCCAACTTCTCCAAAGAAGCAGTACGCAAATACTCGGCAACGTTTTCAGATGGGGAAGTCCGATACCTTGCACCACCACCAGAACCCGAATACACAGGAGAAGCAGTAATCAGCTCTTGCAACAACGGCTTCCACGTATAGCCTTTAGCGTTCGCGTAACTTAGGAACTCTTTGAACGCTGTCCTATCCTTGCTCAAAGTTCCTGTGGCCGACGGTTTACCAGACCCATAAAATCCTCTTGACTGCAACAAACGCAACGTGTTAAGTCGTTCACCGTCTTTCATCGCATACAACTCGTTGTAAACATCTTCCTCACCGTATGGTGCGCGAGCAATCAGGCGACGCTCATTAACCAAAAACTCACCAGAATAAATCGGGGCAGCCTCTTTACCACCAGGTTTGCCGTAATAACTGACCTGACCAATGATGCTTTGTCGTTGCTGTTGGGAAATAGCGGGATCAAAGTCAACAAACACACGCTTCGGATATGCGGTCAGCGACCCAAAACCACCAGTAGAACCCGAAAAACCACCCTGTTCAGCAGCGAACTGCTCCCAATCGGTCTGCCCGCCACCCGTCTGCGCTTGGTTCTGTTCTTCTTCTTCCATGATTACTCAACCTCTGACGCTAGTAGACGATCAAAAATACGTGCAAAATTTGGTTCTTGCTTAGACAATGCTAGTCCAAGAGCCGCCAACCCATCACGCAAACGGGCAGCACTCTTAGCCTGACGGAAACCCTGTTCAGTAGAACCCGAAGCAGCGATGGCTTGATCGCGAGCCAACAAGTATTCCGTAACAGCTTTACCCATACCAGTATCAGCAACACGATCATCAAACACAATCTTCTTCAGATCGGCCACATCGTTGTAAAACTTACCAACCTCAAACTCAGCGAACTCTGGGAAACCAGGATATTTCTTCGACAAAAAAGTACGATACCGTTTCAATAAATCCTTAGCAGAAGCAGACGGATATGGGCCAACCTGTTCACGGGCCTGACGGAACTTTGCTGAACCAATACGCTGTTGAGCCAACTCAATCAACTGGTCATCGGTAAGTTTGACACGTTCACCGGCTTTAAGTTGACGGTCATAAACAGTAAAACTGAAATCTGATCCAGCGGGCGCAAAATAGCGGGCAACCTCTGGATAGTCCTCAATCAACTGTTCGTTATCGTCTGCCCATCTTCCGAATTCTTCGGTGGCTTCCAAACCTTCAGCATTTGCACGACTCTTAGAACTCACATACAAAGCCATTTCATCACCATAGGTTTCAAGAAACAATGGCAACGCTTTGTCATAACCGATCTGAGGGTCAGCTTGCATATCGTAAAACTCTTTAACCAAAGAAGAAACGAACACGTCACCTTGTTTTGTTTCAACTTTGAATTCTGTGGTTCCTGCCGATGGACCTGCGAACTGTGAGAACGCTCTGAAACCAGTCAAAATGCGGGCCTTGAACTTTGCGTCAGACTCCAACTGTTTGACATCTTCACGGCTATCAAGGTCATAATCGCCTGATGCTGATAATGCTCGAAGTGTCTCAATGTAGGTGTTGGCAAAAATGCTGTTCAAGTCATCTTCGTTGGCGATGATTGCTGAACTGAACTTTTCTAAATATCCTGGTAGCGGGCTTAATGCGCTAATACCTTTAGAGCCGTATGGCAGGAACAGTTCATTAAGGAAGTTGGTGTCTGGGGTGTTTTGCAGAATCTTTGATGCTGCGATCTGGCCGACTGGACCTAATGCTGGTATCACCTGAATACCTTGCGATAGTCGTGATACAGGGGCTTCAAGGGTTGCATCCAAACCTGTTAGGGCTTTTGCGAGTGTTCCCGAACCAGGAAATGTGAACATCAGTTCGTTGGTGGTTGGGTCATGGTAGAAGAAACCTCGACCATCGTTGTCAGGGTCAGCGTTAGCGATACCTGTGTAAACACGCTGGAATGATCGCGCTCCACCAATCGGGTTTTTCTTTAGGAAACCTGCATACGTGCCGATAACTTCTTTCCAAGCAGGGGCGAACGGCATGATGATCCGCAAAGCGTCCTGAAGGTTTGATTTGCTTGAAGCGTCATACAACAGTTCTTTCATGTTGTTCACAGCAACATATTTGGCGTAGTCGTCAAGTTCTTCAATGGTTACATCACCAGCAGTTTCGGTTGATGCTTTCATCTTTCGTAGGATTTCTTTGTTACCCAAGTATTCTTCTGGCTTAATCTTTAATGCCTCAGCCTTTTTCTCTACAGAATCCAAAAACTTCTTTGCTTCAGCAGGATCAAGACGGTCAATCAACTTGCCAACTTCTTCGTAGTAATACTGACGGAACACAGGGTTGCGTTCCAGTTTCGTCGTGATTGTGTTAACAACGCTATTAAAGAACCAGTCAACAGACTTATCGTAAGAGTCTTGAAATGACGCAAGTTTGCTTTGATCCGAAGAAGCTGACTCCATCAATTCACGCTTCAACACCGGTGGCAAACCGACCTTTGTTGCTTCGTCATACAACGGCTGGTTCTTAATGATCCGTCGAGCAGCCGCACTACCCTCGCCACGACCAAACGCATCAACCGCTTCAACAGGCTGGATAGTTGCTTTAGAAAAGTCAACAATAGAACCATCCAACGGATCAATGAGAACTTCACCAAGATCATCGCTAATTTTGGTGATAACACCGATCTCGTCGCCTTCTAACTGGACTATTGCGCCAACCCTGAACTGGTCGCCTTCAGCAAGAGTAAGTTCACTTATGGTTCGCTCAATACGTGGAACGATTTTGCCGTCAACGTATTTAGGGACACGGTTAAACGCATACATGAATTGGACTTCGGACAAACCACCCGTCAACAACTGGCCGTTATCCACGCTGATACGCATGGCGTATTGGTAATACGCTTTAGCCCGATCTTCTTCGCTTAATGCACGAAGGTCAATCGGTGGAGTTTTTGCCGTTTTACCTTCTTTGCTGACAATATAAAAACCATATTGGTGCAAGTCATCAACATCGTTTTGAAGTTTCTTATCCTTGCGAATAATGTTCACTATTCGTCGAGCGGCCTGCTCACGGGCCATTTGAGAATCACCGCCATATTCAACAAAAGTTTGAACAGCTACTTTCCTGAACGGATCGTTGAAAGTCCTGTAACCGTTTTGTGATACAGCGTCGGTATGGCGTTCCAAACCATTCGCCTCGCTACGACTAGCGTTTTCAAACGAACCTGTGCGCTCCATGTGGTCATCAATTTCTACGCCACCAAGACCCTGCCTACCCCGACGGAAACTAAGTTCATTAGCCAAATCCTGTAATGCTTCATCAATGGTCTGATCGCCCAAAGACATCAGTTCCTCAAACTTTCGTTCAAGTTTCTTCAAACGTTCAGTCTGGCGCGGAGTTGGTGAAGTTATCGCTTTCAGTTCATCAATTTGTGAACCAAGTTTGGACAATGTTTTCGGGTCAGCAGTAGTGCCAATCTTCGCTAAGTTTTCTAGTTTAAGGCTCATTCGATTTGATGTACCCAAAACAAGATTCATGTACTCAAACGGATGGGTAAAAACTGAAGGGAGTTCGCTGAAAGCCATACGGACCTGTGCATCAAGAGAGTTGCGGACAACATAACCACCGGTAGCCAAAGCCAACGGTTTCCACAACTGGTTTTGCATATAGTCCATAACGTTTACAGCAGCACGTTGTTCTGCGGTAATTACACGACGTTTTTCTACGACTTTCAATCGAGCCTGCTTCTGAAGCAAATCTTCAATTTCATTTCTAATCTCAGGTGTTTTTGCTTTTATTTTGCGAAGTTTTGCTACTTCATCACCCAGACGATCAAACTCTTTTTGGTCTGTGATAACGGTAATTTTACGCTCTTGACGTTTTGCCGTGATAGGGGCTTTCCCAAACAGTTCTTTGTCACCGAGAACCTCACGGAACAACTTGCTTCGGGTAATACGGCGAACATCACGCAAACTAGGCAAAACCTGCACACGATCCAACATTTCAACAAGTTCCGTTGGGGAAACAATCGCCAAACCTTTTGAATTAGTTACACCAAGTTCAGACAACAAAGTTTCAATTTCTTCTTCTGGAAGAAAATCACGGTTTTTGTTAAGCAGATAAGAACTGTATTGTCCGTCAAACGATTCACCCAATCGGTTCTGCATATAACGACGGATGGTTTCAACACCATCATTAGTTCGCGCATACAGTTCTTCAATCGCTTCATCCGTAATACCGTCCTGTTTCATCACAGCCTTCATCGTGGAATGGAACATATCCATTGTTTGTTTACGGGCCACATCGGAAGCGGTAGGGGTAAATGATCGAATTGCAGAGTTAGAAATAGTGTCAATCGTTTCCCGATCCACACCAGCTGTACGCAAATAGGAAATGATGGTTTTTATGGCGTTACGGTTGTCGTTAACATCGCCGCTTACCACAATTTTTGCGTCAGCCATCTTTGTGAAATAGCGTGACTTGCGGACTCCATCAACAAGTGGCATACGTTGAACAACAAGTTCACCAACCCTTGATGTCAAAAAGTTTCCTTGAATCAAACGAATATCGTCGGGCAAAGCACCCTTGCCGATACCCCAACCTGATGCAAGAATCTTGCGAATATCCTCTGGGTCACTAGCGTCAGCCAAAGCAGCAACAATTTCGTTTGGCAGTTTGTGGTCAAAAATATCTTCAGCGATCACACGCGCAGATGGTTCCTCAGCAACACGATCAATCAACTTTCGCATACGGCTGTTGGTTCGAGTAAACGAATCCCACTTGGTTCCGTCAAGTGAAATATCACCAAGACCTTTCACTAAACCTGAATCTGCTTCAAGTGCTGCACGTAACGGTGCAAGTTCCGAAGCAGACAACAACGGGACTTCACTTGATTGGATAATCTTTTGGCCCTTAACATACAGCCCACCCTTAGTGGCGATTCTGGATGCTTTGCTTATTGGCCCTGTTGGGTCAAGTTTCAACATCACCGCAGCATCAAGAACACCAGACAATACGTTATATGGAATTGATTTTTCTTTGAACACAAGGTTCGCTGCGGCACGTCCAACAGTCCACGCTGAACCGTTGATTGTTCCACGATATTCACGGGCTTTCTTCCCCTGATAATCAAGCACACCTTCAGCGGTAAACCACCCTTCGCCGTTATCTACACGCTGACCGGTACGAGGATCAATGATCTTGCCTTGACTGGCTTTCAACATCGAACCAATACTGGTTTGAGCAAACCAGCCATCTTGGAACATCGTGTCACCAGGTTTACCCCACTGTGCCAAACCACCCTGAACAAACTCTGGAACAAAGTTCAGGCCAGCAAAACCCCAACGAGCAGTTGCCTTAACAGGGTTAAAAACGTTTTCAGCAAACCAGTTCCCTTCTTCCTCTTGGGAACCTTGCATATCAATCATCTGTTTAGCAGTCATCGTTGCCACAGCGTCAATAGCTTGTGTGGTGGCGTTACCTTTTGCTAAAGCAACCTGATGTTGCGGTGCAATCCAACCTGCACGTGTTTTGATTTCCTGCAACTTTGCGACCTGCTCCAATGTGAGCGAAGGTGTTACTGGTGGTTTAGATGGTTTCTCTAATCTGAACTTAACCGTGTCTGCCGGTAGCTGTTGTGACAGTTTCATCAGACCTGATTTCCATACGCATCCAACAAGTCAAGAAGATCATCCGAACCGTACAGTTGTGCAATAGCACGAATCTCGTCAATAGCACGTGCATCTGGTGATTGCGGAATAGGGATACCAGCAGCAATAGCGTTAGGTCCTGCACCAAAATTGGCTCCAGCAGTAATTGGTTCCATTGGTCGTTCTGTTGGTCGAGTCAACGAACCCAAAGTGCCAGGCACAGGACGCTGAATCTGTGGTGCTTCTGTCGGTGGTGCGCCCATTGGCACAGCGCGTTGAGCGTTCATTTGCTCTGTTGCTTTACCATAGGTTTGACCTGTTGCAGCTTGGATTGCTACACGGTTTGTTCCTGCTTGAATGTCGCTCACTTACCCTCCTAGTTGTGCGAGTAGTTGGTCAATCGGCGGTGGTCCTGCTTGTGGTGGTGGGCCTGCTTGCATTTGTCCACCCATCCCTGGCATCGCAAGACCTGGCATCGTTTCAGGTGAACCTTGTGGTGCTTGTGCTGCTTGACGATCCTTAGCGCGTTGATCTGTACGACGCACAGCATCAAACAACGGAACATCCTGCTCAACAACAAGTTTCGTTAGATATGCCAAATCCTCTGGCTGATACGGACCATTAGGGTCCGCAGCTTGTTGTTGAATACTCGAAAGTAAAGCACTTTCAACTCCTTCAGCAATAATGCGGTCATGTTCTAAGTCAGGGTCGCTGATAAGCGGGTCGGCTTCACGAGCGGATTCTTTAGACATAAGTCCTGTTCCGAGTCGTTGACCGAGGCCGACTATCAGCGAGTTCACATCCGAGCCTGCCGCAGAGTATGCGACATAGTGGAAGTCTGTTTGCCAAAGTTTGTTTGGCGTATAGGTTTCTTCACCAGCAGATGATTTGCGTCCGAAGAAGAAAGATTTTTCTTGGTTGCCCCAATACGCTTTCTCGATAGCGATAGCAACTTTATCTTCTTCCAAGATGGATTGTTCAAACGTGGTTTGTGCTTCTTGCACACGGAAGTCCACGGTTGCTGACAACACGGATTCGCCACGGCGACCAGTACGAATGTTGCTGGCTGACTCTCCACCGAACTCGGCAGGGATCGCACCCTCTAAACGCTCTTGTCGTTCCAGACGATCAAGTGCTGTATCAGTTTTGTAGCCTGGGTTGAGTTGCAACTGTTGAATGTCGCCACCTTTAACAACACCAAGTTGTCCGGCTTTACCATCAGCAACCTGCAAAATCTCAGGGTTTTCACCAGGTCGAGCGATCAGATATTCTTCAGGGAAGATACCGCGCTCAATAGCAATCTCGGTTAAGGCTTGTAGTCGTGCGCGGGTGTAATACATTCCCATCACACCATCAAACTGTCCGCGAGGTTTGTCAAGGGTGATGCGGTTAGCAACGATTGCTAGTGGCATACCTGTACGGTTCGGGATGTATTCAAGCATCATCGCTTCAATGCCAGCACGTTCACCAACTGTTAGGTTCGGAGAGTCCTCTGCACCAAGAACGATCAGTTGAATCGAATCTGAGCAAACATATTCGAGCATCGTGTATTTGGTGTCGGCAGCAATTTTGCCTAAACGCAGTTTTCCTAATACAAGTTCGCCATAGTTTTCTAGCAGGTAACTTGCGCTGGCACGATACGTGAAAATGCAGTCATCTGGGGTTGGGTTGTCAGGATCGTCTACTGGTGCAGCGAAAGTGTCCAACGGGTTACGCACAGACCACACGGGCATCAAAGTTTTGAAGTCAGGTTTGATAACAACGGCTGATTGGGAGTAGCCGAGTAGGTGTCGTGCGCGACGACGCATTTTCATCTGCATACGGTTGTGATCCCAAATGGACAACATCGCACGTTTACGCATACGAGCAGACGACTTAGAGCGTTCTGAGCCTTCTTTGATTGGCGGGAAATATGGGGATGGCATTGTTGATGTCACACGCATAGACATCTGATCCAAACCCTGCACCAGCAGGTTTGCTACCGAAGATTTAGCGTTCTTATCAAGTTCGTTCAACGGAACGATCACATCACCGTTGGCTAGATCACGTACACGACGCATCTGCTCCTGAACAGGACCTTGATTTCTACGGCGTTGCTCGTAGAGTTGGACGATTTCCTCAGTAGACAGCATTTAGATACAAGTTATCACACCAGCCAAGAGGGTCGCCATTTCTTTTGTGGCCGACTAATCGGTGACAAGTTAGGTAGATGCAACATAGCCATCCAACACGCCATCACAAGGTCAGTACCGTTCTTCTTGTCCCGTGTCCACGACGAGTGTTCCTCGATGAAAGCAAGTGTTTTCCAGTTTTCCCGCATAGATGGGGTGCGAATTGCACCGGAACGAAACAACTGTGGAAGCAACGCTTCCACACCAAGATTTTCGTCGATCTTGTTACGGCTAGTGGTGTGTGCGATCACGTTTACGTTGTGTCGGGACTGCCATTTGCGAACAAAGTCGTGTGCCAACAAGAATCGTTGGGCCGCGTTGACCTCAACCACCCAATGTGAGATCGGATAACCCATGTCCATAGCCCTGTTCTGCCAATCTTCCATGATCCCCGAATAGTCACGGGTCGTAGTATCAAAACCAAGTAGCTGTTCGGCGGTGAGTTTGACTCGTTCCACGTCAATCAGGAAACGCAGGTTCGTTTCAGGCTGATATATCCACCATTGGATAGCCCAAAACATCGTTGGCGAAGGGTCAACGCTGGCAATCGAGATCAATGGGGGTTGAAGGTTGTGGGGTACGTGACCTGGGCGACGCTCATTGTCCACACAGCCTGGATATAACACACCGTCAGGGCCGATCCCGCCGGTAGCCCACACACGTTCAATCAGATAGTTACCTTCAGCTTGATCTTCCTGCTGATACACCACCGCAAACTTGGATGGGTTGGAATGTTTAATGTACGACAGGTCTTTCCATGACAGACGATGGGGGTCTAGGAGTGGTCCGTTAGGCCAAGCAGGGGATGAGTTCCGTTTAGACGCAAGCCCTGTATCCAAATCCTCATAATACGCTTTGTAGATCAGGTGATGATATTTTTGTTTCTTTAACGGTTCCGTGTCCTGTGAAATGTCCGTTGTATCTGATCCGTCATAGTCATCCTCGAAATCTTCGTAGGTGACTTTGCTGAGACAATGAGCGTAGAGGTCCAAAGGTCCAAGTCTTTGTCCGACGACGGCGAGCAAACCGCCTGGATCGACTCGCGCTTCAGCCATTGAATCCCATCTCTCAATGAGTTTGTCTCTAGCTGCAGACTCTTTAGCGTTCTCCGGTGATGCAACGTCATCAAACAAACAAAGATCGGCACGATGACCAATGAATTCAGACTCAATACCGTAAGCAGAAACAGTTGGTTCCTTGTTATCCAACCCACCCATGTCCTCCTGTTCAACAATGAATTCTTCAGCTCGCCACAACGAACCTGAAGTTGAAGGCTTAAATCTACCGTAGTCAATCGCCAGACACGCTTCCGCTTTGATGGCTAGCCCTTTGTCAATCAGCACAGGGTCAGGATCAAGAGGAAACTGTCTTTCAAGGGTTTCACGGATACGACGCGAATACATCTTGGCTAGAGACTGTGAAACGGAGCCGATCATCACACGAATCTTGCGGTTCTTCACAATCTGCCACACAGCAATATCGTGAAACAGGGTGGATTTACCTGCACCTGGGGGACAGTTCAACACCACAAACTGTTTATCGTTAGACAACAAATAGTCTTCGATCTTGTATGCGGCATCAACCTGCCACGGACTAGGGATACGGCCTAAATACCTGCGCCTGAAATAGTCGAAATCCACAAGCCCACGCTGTGCTTCCTCAGAAAGACGGTCATACGGGATAACAGGTGGCAAATCAGAAACATCCATCACCTTCGCCCAAGCATCAGCCTGAACACCACCCACCTTCTTACGGGCAGTCCCCTGCTCCAACTTTCCAACCTCTATCTCAGCTTTAGCAATCTTCTTCTTCGCATCCCACTTTTGTGCAGTGTTGTAATGAACACCAGCAATCTTCGCTGCATCCTTAATCGACATACCAGACGCACGCGCCTGCCAAAACCTTGCAACATCCTGTGGTGGAACTTGTCGTCGCCCGCTACGCCCCGCTGTCATTGTTCTGATAATCTACCACCGTTGGTGGGTGTGCCGTAGAGCAACAGCACTTAAATGAACTGGATGGCTCCGGTCCTCCTCACACCCACCAACATTTACAAAATCATCTGCTACACTCTCACCTCACACCCGTCGGGATGACGGCACACGAAGCAATCTTCAAGGCTGTACCACGTTTGCAGGTGGCGGGGCATAAACAGGGGAACCTGGGTCGATGAACTATTCACTAGTTCAAGCAGCGTGATGAACGACATATCATCAACCAAAGGTGTCGGCTAAAACAAAACTGGCTACGGCGACCTGCTCTTAGAGCGAACCGTGGGGGGAGCAACTGTCATTCTTTCCCTCACAGGAATTCGACATACACACACGTATATGAAAATTCCCTACCAACCCCAAAGGTCAAACCATGCTCCAAAGGAAGCAGCCAGTCGACCACCCACAGTGACCCTCAGAACACAGGTGGGATACCCCACCCACGATCCAAGACCACACAACCCACCACCTAGAGTGGTCACAAAACCACACACCGAGAGAAACCCTTATACATATCTAGAGGGGGGGGCCTGACGGCATACCGCCCGTTACGATCTGCGCAAACTAGGCCGCCACTCTTAGCGGTTGCCACCAGTTCGGCGAGGTTCGAGACTGATCTAGCCCTGCCCTACCCCATACCCTGCGGGGATACGTCTCGGCAAGTAGGTGCTAGGTGCTGTCGCCTATTGTCTGGCCTTGTGTGCGGCTGTGTGGGTATAGCAAACTGCCAGCCGGTTAGGGCTGGCAGTGTTGGCCGATCTGGTCGGCGGGGGTTTGTTGGGGTTAGCTGGTGCGGGGTTTAGCGGTCATGGCTAGAACGTTGATCTGTCCGCTGTGTGTCTCGATGGTGTAAATGATCGGCCGCTGGTTGGTGGTGTAGTGGGTGAGTGTTGTGATGCTGTCTCGTTTCGCTTTACCTTGTTTGGCTGTTTTTGCGATTCGTTCTAGTTGCCATGCGGCGAGCGAGATCGGTGCAAAGGGTTCGGCGGGGTTGGTTTGTGTGTCCGTCCATATTTGGGCGGTGTTTGGTGTTTCGTGCTGTGGGTTGTTGCCCGTGATTATTCCGGCGGGGGTTGTCACTGTCCAGGTGTTGAGTGTGGCGGTTATCTGGGCCTCTGCTTGTTTGCCGTTTATTTTTGCGGCGCTGGTCAGTGCTTTGGCGATATCTGCGGCGGGCAAAGTGAACTTGTCCGTTGTTGCTCGATAGCTTTCGGTGTCTAGTTCGTAACGTATGGCGGCGTAACTGTCGCAGGCTTCTACCATGTAGTTGTTTACTGTGGCTAGGTGTAGTGGTTGTTTGTTTGGGTCGGTGCTGGCATATAGCGCGACTGTGGCGAATATGTCCGCAAGGGTGGATAGTTGGCCGCTGATGCTGCCTGTTTGGGTTGTTGTTGTTTCCATTATTTGTTTCTCCTGTTGTTGTTTGTTGGGTGATTTTGTCGGGCTTGGTTTTGTCGGCGTTCGATTAGTTTGCCGAGCAGTACACTTCCCCAAAGTGGGGCAGATAGTGCTAGTGCGCTGTAGAACGTGGCTTCTGCTGTGGTCATGCTGGGTGCCATTCTCTCGAAGTTGTGCCACATTCCCCGCAGCTGTCCAAGCCTTCCGCGGCTAAGTCGTTTAGTTCCCAGCTGTAAATTGGGCGTTTCTCGTTGCTTTCTGGGTCGATTGCCGGCAGGTCATTTCCGCAGGCCGCGCAGTAGATATCTGCCCAATATGCGTAAGCGTATGGTTCGTGCCTCATCGGCTGCCCCAATAGTGGCCTTGTTCTTCGTTGTAGTTGTGCTGTAACCAGCCGTAGTAATACTGTTCATAATCGAAGCATGCGGCCATGATCTCGTTGGTTTCGTCAATGATCGCAAGTGCATCGGCCATGTATTCGGCGAAGTCTTTCGGCGTGTTGTATTCGCCGACATAGTTCGCTTCATGGTAGGCCACTAGTTCGTCGATGCTCATGTGGCCGCCGACGTCTAACCAACTGGCAAGCAGGATAATTGGGGCTAGTTCGTTGCTGTTGTGTAGTTTGCTGATCTGTTCGGCGTTCTCGTATAGCGCTTTTAGGTTTCTTGAGCTGTGCGGTAGGTATTCGTAATCTATTAGTTCCCATTCATCGCCGCCGCAAACTTTGCAGCCGATATAGTTCGCACCGCTTGCATATGTTGCTGTTTCGCCTTGACCTATGTAGGTGATCTGTTCGGCGGTTGCTTCTTCGGCTATTTGTTCGATGGTTGCCCATTTGCCGAGCGCTCTGCCGTTGTTTAGACAACTTAGGCAGACTATGCAGGCTGCAGGTTCATCTAGTTTTAGTTTCGTTTCCATGTTTACACTCTCCCAAGTGTGTCGGCCTTGTTGGTGTGGCCTGATGTATTTTTAACCTATTGCGGCGGCGTTGTCAAGTAATGTTTTTAGTTTTTTTTTAGTGCTGTTTGTTGATCTGTTTCGCTGTGCGTAAATTGTTTTTGTTTGGTGAGCGTGATCTAGTCAAGCTGTGCGAAGTGTGCGGCCGTGAATTGTGCCGCTGTGTTTTGTGAGTGGCGCTGTGCGCTGTGAGTGGTGGGCAGGCAGTGTGTTGCCGGAATGTCACTAGCCCAGGTTTAGGTGAGTTCGGTGGTTGGCGGTGGCGGAGTGGTGGTGGTAGCGGTAGCACCATCAAGGGGTAACGGTGCTACCGGTAGCGCGAGCTTATTTTTGTAGGTGTCGATAGGCCAAGTGTGTGAATGGGTATATGCACAGCATGGTTGTTGCCCACCAGATTATTCCGGCATCTTTGCCAATGGTGGCGGCACACACAAGCAGAGTGGTGGCGGTAGTGGTGACTAACGATTTAGTAACGATGTGTTTTGTCACAAGCTGTCCCCGTTTCCAGCGTCAAATACTTCGATCTCAAACACTCCTGCGGTTCTCATGTTTAGGCCGTGTTGATCTATGAGTTGTGTTGTCGCTGCGGCTTCTGCCTGTATTTCGTTTTTTGCGGTTACGTTGGTGATGAGACTGAAGTAGTCCCCTATAAACCTTACGCACCATTCTTTTTGGGTTTTTGTTTTCATTTTGCAGTCTCCATTTCGTGTTCTGTTATGAGAATGATCTCATCGTTTTGTTCGGTAGCGCACCTGTTCCAGCTGTCGAACTCGCCGCTTCTCCATAGGGCTTTGGCTTGTTCTTCGGTGTCTGCATCTATCCAGTAGGTCACTAACACTGTTTCTTCTACTTCGATTTGGTAGGTTTTCATTGGTTTGTCTCCAGTTCATCTAGTTCATAAATCATCATGTCGTCAAGGTCAAAGTAACCATCTTCTAGTTCGGCTTGTATCATTCGCAAGGCCGTGTCGTAGTTTTCGATCACGTGACAGTTCAGTTCGTAGCCTGCGCTAGTCCAAATAGTCCATTGTTTAGTCATTGTGTATCCAATTTGATGGTGACGTTGGGAATGTTTGGTTTGGGTGTCTGCCGTCATAATGCTTTATGGCAATACCGTAATCGTTTCGTTCGCTGTCGGTCATGTTTTCCCACGTGTCACAGTCGTCTTGTGTCCAGTCTGTTGTGTCAATTATGACTAGGCCGCTTGTGTCTCCGTATGTTCCGGTGTCGGTGTCAAGCCATAGTCGGTTTGGGTAGTAGTCGTTCATGCTGTCACGGGTTTTGGTTTGTCGCATGATTTCGTTTATGAATGTGATATGCGATTTGCGCATAATTTGGTCGTAGTCGGTGGTCATTTGGTTGTTTCCGTTTCATGTTGTTGGTTGTGATATTCGAGGTCATCGGTTTCCCAATAGACATAGATTTGGCCGCAAGTTAGACATTCGGCGCAAGGATTACCGGCAAGTTGTGATCGGTAGAAATGCCATTTGTTCGGGTAGCTATCTACCATTATGCGGCTCATTTGTTCTCCAATAGGTTTATGCCGATGGTTCGGCCTTTGTCATACCAATAAATAAATGGTTCTGGGTAATGGGTTGTAATGTCGTTGCGACATTCAGTAACGCCGAGAATAAATGCGTAAATCCTTTTCATTTGTCACTCCAGAACTCAATGCTGTCAATTTCACCATTTTCGGTAAAACGGCGTGGGTAATCGTTGTTTAGATATTCACGGATAGTTTCTTCACACGTAAGCCATTTGATTTGGTCATACCCAATTTGTTCTAGTTGTCGGCAGATATCACGTATCTGGTCCGCAAATTGTTCGTTCTCTGGGCAGTCACTATCTATTTCGTAACCATCTTCGTCATACCGGAATACGGCGACATTCATGGTGTATGCGTGACTGTAGTGGTTGCTTAGGCTGTTGCGGGTCAAGGTTGCGGTAGTGCCGTTGCCCCATTCCAGTTTTGGTGCATCATCGCTGTTTAGTGTGCCGTAGATCGCAACACCATCGCCCTGACTGTTAGATAGTGACCATTCGATTTGTAGGCCAACACGCTTTGTTAGTTCTTTGCTGCTGATCTCACCAACACATTCGCCAGTAAGCATCGTTAGTAGTTCGCCGTTCAGACATTCTGCGATTTGGTCTGGGTCTATCCAGTCATATAGCAACGCTGACATTTTTTCTAATGCGTATTGACGAGCTGTATCTGGCAGTTCATCTAACGTAAACACGGTTTTTGTTACCGTTATTGGTTTCATTACACTCTCCAAAGTGTTCCCCCGTCAAGCGGGGCTAGGGACAGTATGACTAACTATTTTTGGAATGTCAAGTAACGATCAGAAGTATTTTTGTTTCCAGTAGTCAAGCAAACACGCTATGCGTTCATCGTTCCATTCGGGTAGCGGGTTGTCACCATCACGATATGGTTCGCTGATCTCAAATAGTTCCGGCTGATCGCTCATTGTTTCACCCAAACTCTGATCGGCCTAGCGTGGCAGGCCACACGTTGCGATGGTCGGTAGGTGTTGGTTGGTCGAATGACATTGTTTGCTGCGGCATGACGTAGTACAGCACCGATGGCACGTGGCTCATGTGGTGTTGGTAGCTTTGCGTCAGCGAGTGCTTGCCAGATGTCGTCGGTTGTGAAATCGTTGGTGTTGGTAGCGGTAGCAACAACAATGCGGTAACACTCTGCGAACCATTCGGGGTTGGTAGCGGTAGCGACTTGTGCGATTGCTTGTTCTTTGGCTTCGGTAGCTGCGATTATGTCTAAGAGATTCATGGTGTCCTCACACTTTTATCATTGGGGTTGGTTTGTGTTTGTTGCTGCAAGTTGGTGGTTGCACTACGGGTAGGTGTGTAATCATTCGTTGTTGGCAATTTGGGCATGACCAGTGTTCACCTTTTGGCATATTCGACCTTTGCTATTTGTTCAGCTACCCATTGGGCAACGGGTGAAGCGACTCCATTCCCGCATTGTCGATAACGGTGGGTGTCGGCTTGTTCTGTCCCGTCAGCCTTGTACCTGGTGTGATCGTCCGGCCAACCCATCAGGCGTTCACATTCAAGAGGGGTGAGTCGCCTGACCGCCATTGTGGGCTCTGCTGGTTGAGCAACGAAATCGCTACTGTCACGACCAATTCTTAGTGACCGATGAATCCCTGAATCATCTAGCTTCTGGTTGTAACCGTCATAAAAAGATACTTGTTCAGCAATAAACATCGGAACATTATTTCCCCCTGTACCCATGCGTTCCTTCAATGTTTGCACCGGCGGTTCGTACACCCTCACATCATCTACTCGCGTACCGTCAAGCAACATTAATTCAACGACACACTTGTTCTCATTCACATACTGGTTGCTAATCATCTTCGCATCGGAAGTGTTTAGTGAACCTACGATTTCTGATCCGAGGATTCCAACATCGCTTCCAACGCTTTCTGCAATCTTTCTGGCAGCACTTTGCCCCTTCTGTTTGCCCTTCTTAGAATCCCCTCGCAAGCTTTCGGTGACAGGTAATAGCGGGTCTGGACATCTGTTGGCGGTTGCAGGATCGAAGCAAGAGACGAGGAACACGCGCCTTCGTCGTTGGGGGATTCCGAAGTGTTGCGCGTCCAGCAAAGCGAACTCTTGGAGATGCGCCCCTGCTTTAGCCATTTCATTGACGACTGTCCCAAAATCTCGTCCGTTGTTTGAGGACAAAGCTCCTGCGACGTTCTCCCAGACTGTCCATCGGGGAAAAGTTCCATTGGTTGCATCTCTCATCTCCTTAATGATTCGTACTGCTTCGTGAAATAAACCTGATCGTTCGCCTTCAAGACCAGCGCGCTTTCCAGCGACGGAGAGGTCCTGGCACGGGCTGCCAAAAATAATGCAGTCAACTGGCGGTATCTCTGCACCGTTAACATCGGAAACATCCAACCATTTCGGTACATCGGGCCAATGTTTGTTGAGGATTTGCTGACAGTTCTTATCCCATTCGACCTGGAACTTGCAGTCCCATCCCGCTTGTTCAAAGCCCATGTCAAACCCGCCAACACCAGCAAACAAACTTCCAAAAGTTAACGCCATTAGAAACTCCTACATTCACATGACTTGACGTATCGCGTCTTTACTGAATCGGTATTGAAATTAGGATCGGTGTAAACGAAGCCGGTGCTATCACATTTGTCGCAACCCACCTCGGCTTGACGTACACCCATGACGCGCATGAACATTGACTTCACTTCATATTGTGTTGGGTAGTGACCTAATGATTCAGCGATTTTCAGGACTGCTTTGGCATCTTCTTCGGTTGCGTCCAACATCAGTTCATCTTTGACCCAAGCGTTCTTGACCGTGTTTCGTGCGATATTCGTTGTCGGATACATTCCGCACAAACGATCAACCATTAGTTCAATTAGTGCTGGGGTCATATGCCACACATCCCTTCGCACTCTTGGTCAAAATGGTCATCACCGAACAAAGCAAATTGCCCTTTTTCTTTTTGGGTTCTCAGGTCAACTTCATCCAACGGCACTAAAGATTTGTGCAAGAACGGCACACTTGACAACTTGCCCCTAGCCTTCACAGCGTCGCGATACTGGTGGTCAAACTTAACCGCGTCTTCCCAAGCATCGGGCATTGTGTCGCGCAAGAGCCGCCACTCATGGTCTGATTTGAATGGGCATCCAATACAAGCTGATCTTGGCGGAAGTTCATAGCCATGTTCGGCGCACCAGTCCAGGCACATCTGTCGAGTGATCTTCATGTCAATCAACGGGTATTCATTCCTCAGCCAACTAAACGGAGCATCCTTCATGCGTTGAATTTCGTCGTAACTAATACCGAAAATGGTCGTTCCCAAATGTTCTTTGCTTCGTTGTTTTGGCTTTAGACCGACCAATTCTCGGTGTTTACGCATAGCAGGATTGATTTTGTATTCCGCTGTGCATTGACGTTGCATCATGCCTTTGGTGTTATCAGGGTTCTTCATGTAGGTGGGCAGCAAGGCCACACGCGATCCGTCAGTCTTTAGAACATCCTCCCTGATGTTGCCAGCAGACACCTTATGAAAAGGCATATCGTGCTGCTTCATCAGGAGTTCTAGTTTGGCTAGGTGTTCGTATACCGGTATCGGTTCCCATCCCGTGTCTGAAAAAATAACATGATCTGGTCTTTCAATCTCTCCATGAATCATCATGTAAAGCAAAGTGGTTGACTGGACTCCAGCACCCAAAGACAATATGCGTAACGGCTTGCTCATGCTGTAAACCAATCTTCCCAAATTTCAGATGGATGGAAACCAAGTCTTACCGCATACTTATCGGCAGCCCACGGTGATAATTGCGTGTTGTACCAACGCCAATGGTAAACAGTTGTGCGTTCTGTACCTAGTTTCTCGGCAACCGATGAGTGTGATTCTTCGGGACCCATCTTTTCTAGGATTGCCACCGCTGGGAATGTGGTCACAACTCCACGCCCTGCGCAATATGTGTGCGCAACCTGGATATAACTGACTCGGCCTGCTTCAGCGTCGCTCGACAGGCATCTAGTTCTGCGTGAAGTGAATCAGCAGCATCTTTTAGACGGTCACGTTCCTCGCGCAACAGTTCGTTCGCCATCTGCATCGCATCAACACGATCCTTGTATTGCTCTAGCTCAAACTCTATTGGTGTTTCTATGCTCACGTCGTAACGCCTTCCTCTGTAGTGGTGTTGTTCCTGCCCAGATACCTGACTTTATGTTGTTGTCCATAGCAAAGTCAAGACATTCTTTTTTTACTTTGCAACTAAAGCAAATCGTTCGTGCTTCGGCAAGCTTGATATGGTTCGCCCCTTTTTCATCTTCGTTTAGAAAGAACAGGTCTGGGCCTGCACCTCGACACGCTGCCTGCTCCACAAAAGCAAACTGGTTGTTGACGAGACTGTAATAATCTTCGGCTGCCGACATTTCTTCTCCCTCGTTGTCGTCTTGATATTCGTCTATAAATTCCAATGCCTTAGCCCGCCGTTCCTGTACAAGTATCGGGCTACCGCAAGGTTGCACCGTACGTTAAACAGTACTGACAGATCGCCTCTTTGTGAAGCACATTCTTTGGCCGTTACAGAAACCCAGGTCGAGTTAATCTGAAGGATGCCCCTATCTTGTGAGCCATTACGGTTCAGGGTTTTGTTGTGGGCTGACGGGTTACACCGGCTTTCCCTGTATGCGATGTACGAGAACGTTTCCACGGGTAGCCCGAACTCTGCGAACTCATCCTCCCATTGGGGGCAACGCTTCGTTTTGTCTGCCGGAACACCCTCTGGAACCACCTCAACGGGCAGTACCAGAACCTTGTCAGACGCTCTGTAAGCCTCCGAGAGAGGCGATACTGACGGGTTCGCAGGGTTGGCAGGGGCTTCAGCAGCATGAACCATACTGCCGAAGGTAATCGTCCCTACTAGAGCAACGGCAAATAGCCGTACAAGTGATCTCATCGGTCCTCCAAGACTAGCAAATTTTAGGTAATGCTTATGAGATAAGGGAAACCAGTTCCGCAAACTCATCCAATGTCATTAACACGATACCGTCACTACTGCCATCAGGCATAGCAATCATCGCGAAAGGTCGTATGTCACCCAACGACTTTGATGCTTCAGATTGTAAACGAGCCTGGTTGAAACGAGTAGCGATCGGACCCACCTGCGCACCGGCTTTGACTTCGACACGAAAGAAGCCACCCCAATGTTCTTCATGGCGAGTGCCTGCATTACCTGTCGCACTAAGACCCAACTTCTTCCTAGCACGTCTAGCTTTGCTATCACCTTTAGTTCGTGACCGCTTTCCGCGAGCAACAGGATCGTTACATCCTTTGACCCGTCGCTTACCGTCACGAGCTTCACGTCCCAAAGTTCCGAACTTGGGGCATCCATCAACCGTACATTTGTCTCTGTTGCCTTCACAGTAATCCTTCCTGTTTTGTTCTACTGGCATTACGCCTTCAGGATGGTGATGAGTTCAGAAATCTCTGACTTGGTGAGGGCTTCCAGCGATTCGATGACACGACCTGTTGAGTCTGATGCCATAGATAGTTGCTCCGCTTTAGTTGCGATGCCTTTACCTGATGCCAAAGCCCTGAACATACCGATCTGTTTCGTTGTTGCCGGTGCGCCAGGTTCCTTGATCTGCGGTGAGCCGTTAGCAGGATGGTTGGCTTTGGATTCTGCGATCACTTCCTCGGCAGAGAAAATGTTGATGACTGCTGCTACTGCTTCTTCGGTGGTTTTGAACGCAGGGTTGAAGTCGTCCATCACTTCAGGCGGTAGCGGATCGTCGTCATTGAATGATGCGGCCAACTCTTTTGCTTTGGCGAACGCTTCACGCAACGCAGGCATCTGTGATTCTTTCAGGTCTGCGAGGTCAATCTTTGCTGACTTCGCGATCTGTTCATGGTTCAGTCCTGCTGTTTTGCAAGCATCCACGAAACGCTTGATGTTGTCCATTGACACCAACGGATCGTTTGGCTTGGCTGGTTCGACCTTTGCTACTGGTGCAGGCTTGGCAACAGGGGTTGATGGGGTGTGCGATACGTCTTCCCATTCCTGTTTCGTCCACAACGCGAGACATACACCGAAGCGCATCGCAGCATTACGAATAAAGTCTGAGATCAACTCTTTGAGCAGGTCAGGTTTGTTGTGCATGACCGAACCGATACCCAGACGACGTACACCGAGGATGGTGAGCCAGCCCGCCATGTGTGCCATGCCGTTCTCCACACGGTAAGCCGGTAGGCCGTTCGCATCAAACGCGGTTGGTTCCCATGTCCACTCAGGGTCAATCTCGATAAGCATTTTGGTTACGTCTGCGTGACCTACGAAGTCAAGTTGCATCCCACCTTTAGGTAGCTTGCCTACGATCTTCGGGTCTGGTACGCCATATTTGCTGATGATTTCTTCTAGTTTCATTACTTCGCCTCCTTAGCGATGATCCGCATAGTGCGGAAGGTTGATGTTTTCTTAAACTTTTCTGCAAGTGCAGGATGCTCGGCCTCAAACTTCTTGGTGTCAAACGATGTGCGTTTGCTGTTCTTCCACGATACGACCTGGGTTCCGTCAATCGCGCCATACTCAGCGTCCTGTAACAGCATCGCCAGTTCACCCTTAATGAGTTCCTCAACAGCTTCAGCCTGCTTCTTCTGCTCACGGGCTTGTGCCAACCGTTCTAAACTCGCGTAAACCTCATGTCCCAATACGACCGTGTTTCCATAACCTTCGGGGTAGAGCGTACTGGCGTTGTCATAGGTGGGATCAGCTATGTCAGGCATCATTCCCATGTCGATGAACCCCAAGAATTTGCGGGCTGCCTCAATGTGGATTTGTTTCTCGTCACTGCTCACGGTCTGTGTATGGAACTGAAGTTGCAGGTCGCTGTCAAATATGATCCAGTTGATTTCGTGACTACCTGTGCATATCGCTTGGTGAACTCCCTGCCAGTACCAGGTTCGGGAAAGTTGTCCCGTCCAACGCTTGTTATAGGTTTTGAGTTCATAAAACTTGCCACTGATTGAGCGACCGTCCATCGTTGCCAACAGGCGGACACCAGGTTCCTCATAGCAATACAGTTCTGATGGTTCGCTGATGGTTTCTTTGAGAATTTCTCCTGCCCAACCCATGAGTGGGGCTTCAAGGATTGTGCCTCGACGCATCGCATCGTTCTGTTCTTTTGGTACAGGGGGTGTGTCTGCCAAAAGTTCTACCGCATAGTCAGCCGGTGTGGTGTATTTGTGTTCTCCGTGGATCGCTGCAGCTTGTGAGCCGGTGATCCGTTTCTCCAACTTTTCATTCCAGAACCGCTGGTTCAGCCATGCCTGACTGCTGTGTGGTTCCTTTGGGACTGTATATATTTTCTGCATTATTCCTCCTATGGTTTGTGCAGGTATTTCTAATCTATGGGTGTTACATAGTTAAAGTCAAGTCAATCGCTTTCATGTCTCTAACCATTGCGACAGGGATATGTATAGCGTGGATGCCTTCTTCTTTGCAAATCGTTTGCCATACGGTTACGTGGTTATCTTTGGAA